GATGCTGGTCAAGGTTGGGCAGCGAGAATCGTAGAGCGTGTAAATAAAGAAGAACTAAGCGATCTGCATGTAGGTGAAGCGCTCATCGAACTGGGTGAAGACGAAACCGAAAACATGATTCTAATAGATGCGTATGAAGTCGATGCTGAACATGAGTTTGCAGTCCGTACAGGTGCTGCTCGCCCATCTGCTAAGAGTGAGCAAGATGCTATTATCGATGGCAAATACTTTATTACTCGTTACGTTTACGCAGGTGAGTTTAGGCATACTAATATGCGCCCATTCTGTAAGAAAATGATAGAAGCAGGTAAGCTATATCGCAAAGAAGATATAGTTGCTATGGAAAATGTCGCAGTCAATCCCGGATGGGGACCTGAAGGTGCAGATACCTATGATATTTGGTTCTACAAAGGCGGTGGAAACTGTCAACATTTTTGGGAGAAGCGTGTGTATGTAGATGCAAGTGGTGCAAAAATTAATCCTAATGATCCTGATGCAAGAAGAATAGCAGTAAGCATGGCTGAACGCATGGGATATAAAGTGCGCAATAATTCATTAGTTGCAAAGCTTCCTGAAGACATGCCCTATAACGGCTTTTTACCAACCAATCCTATTTACGGTAATCAATAATTACAACTATGCCCGAAGTATTACTTATATCCGAAAACTACATTAAGAAGTACACAACTATCAATGGTAGTGTAGATCCTAATTTATTGTATCCATCTATCTATTTGGCACAGGACAAATGGTTACTTCCATTTTTGGGAACTGACCTGCTAAATAAAATTAAAACAGATGTGGCTGCTGGTACTATTAGCGGTAACTACGAAACCCTTTTGGAAGATTACATCCAAAAGATGCTACTTTGGTGGGTGATGGTGGATGTAACGCCTAATCTTTGCTATCGCATGGATAACGGCACACTAGTCCAGCGTCAAAGTGAAGACACTGTGCCTGTATCGGATGTGGTCATGAAGGATATGATTGACCGGGCAAGGCAGAATGCGGAACATTACACCACTTTGTTAGTCGATTACCTATGTGCTAATAGCAGTTTGTTCCCGGAATACTCAACTGCGCAGTGGCCTGATCGCTCACCACGTACTGATGTCACAAATACGCTGAATTATCAGTTCAGCACAGGCAATACTGCTACTTCATATCGCCCTACTTACTCACGAAACATCATTAACCGTATACCATGAGTGATAAAAAAACATTGAAGCAAGAATACACTGAACGTTTACGCAAATATGAGCGTGAACTTTCGCTGAAGCTACGTGCTACCACATCAAAGCAAACAGATAAAAATAAAAAGTGATGCAGAACCTACAAACTGCACTTCGACTGCTCAATTTGCCGACTGAATTAGGGGCTATCAATGGGCAAATAAACAAGCGCACTACAAATACATTGGTTGAAATTTGCCTAATGGACTTTACTAAAATGGTCAAGAATGTTACAACAGGCAAGTTTGAACCTACTACTACTTATAGCTATATTATTGAATCAGCCGAATCATTATTTGGTGCATATCCTTTAAACTTAGCTGCTGCTCACCTTCATTCATCGGGAATGGATATTGTCAAAATGGATAGCACTGGCTTTGTGTTCTATCGACCATTCCAAGAAATAACTATAAACGAAACGCAAAATAGTTGGATTGGGTGGAATGAAATAAGCATTACGCCAACATCTACCGGGTATAACTATAACTTTTATTACGAACAAGGTTTTAATAATTATTTTGGTGTGTATTATCCGCATGATGAAAATATCACATGGAGATCACTACTAAGAAAGACATTTATTAAAACCACATCTACACCCAATCCCACCCGATTCAGCAAGTCATATCCAAAGTACACTATTGCTGAACTGAAGAAGAAGACAGGTTTTACTGATCGTCAACTTGCGGAAGCATTTGGTACAACATGGCATGTTGAATTTAAGAGCCACGAAACGCATTGCTTAAATATCGCAAGTAATATCGTTGTAATCGCTGATGAGATTGTAAAAGGTGAAGCGTACATTAATGGTGTTCTTAGCAAAAACATCATGTATACCACCTTAATGAGTTCTTATGGTAAGCTACTACCTGACTTCGTGTGCAGATGGAAATTATACAATGAACAGTTCACTAAAACAGGTACGAATGTTTTTGGTACGGCTTGGGATAAAACAATGCCATCGAACGCAGATACCAGTTTGAATCTTCAAAGTGGTACAACGGTAGCTTATGATTCATTGACTAATACGCTAACATATCCACCGAATAGTAGACTGGTATTCGACTTTGAATTTTTACCAGCACAGGGTAAAAACGAAACCAATGGATCGCAGTTATATCTAGACACAATGACTAAAGAACCGTTTATATGAATACGCTAATCAAATTTATTAAGTATCATTTGCAGTTGCTCGATGGTTTGTGGTCAATACCAGCTGCATTTTTATTTTTTGCTATAGTTGGTTCAATCAGTGCAGAATACTTTGGCGATGCATTGATAAGTACCGAATACGTGCAATACATCGTGCTGGCTTCACTTGTTATGGTCTTTGCCAACTTTGTTACCTTCTTAGGTATTCGCTTCAATTTTCGGGCGTTGCAGCGGTCTGTTTACAATCGTGAAATAAAGAATGAAATAAATAATTTAAACACATGGCAAAAGGTTGTATTATATCTTGTGTTGTATGCTTTCTTCTTTGCTTCGTTCCTGTTTACACTTCGCACGCTGATGATGGCTACTGCGTAAGAACTACGGCTGCAGCTTTTGTAGGTGTAAAGGAAAAAGGCGGTAACAATCAAGGTTTCAATGACCGGGCATTATTAGTCTTGATGCGTCAAGAAGGTTGGTTGCCCGGATACGCATGGTGTTCTTTCTTTGTCATGGCAATGCTTAACGAATGTGGTGTGCCTAATAACATTACAGGATGGTCACCTTCTGCGTACAATAGGCGTGATGTCATCTATACCGATGGCAAATTTGTACAGTCTTATAGTGATAAGGATGTGCTGATAATGACACTAAGCTATTCCCAGTTCAAGAACAAAAGATTTAAAGGCATTGGTCACACTGGTATAGTGGACAGGGTAGGCAAGTATTCGGTGCGTACTATTGAAGGCAACACAAATGATCAGGGGATGCGAGATTCACGTTCACGTGATGGAGTGTATTACAAGATTCGACCACTAACTAAAAATCTACACATTACACGATGGGGAAAATGACAAAGCTGGCAATCGGATTGGCTGTTGTAATTATCGCACTGGCATTGATATTCAGCGTGCGTACATGTAACCGACCTGTAACAAATCCAGCTATAAAAAGGTTACAGGATGTAAACGATTCGCTGTACCAAATCATTGAAGCAAACAATGCCAAAACTGATAGTCTGTTCTTAAAAATCGATAGTCTTCAGGTGCATCAGGATACAATCGTGCAAAGGCAAGAAATAACTAATGAAATTTATCGCAATGAAACCTATAACATTCTTTCTGCTTCTCCTACTAACGCCACTAATCAGTTCCGGGCAACACTCAAAAAATCGGACAGCTTACTTAAAGCAGGATTTTACACCCGAACTTACAACTTACGATCAGCAACTTTTCAATCTCAACTTCAATAGCATGTTGTATTGGTATCAAACTGCACAAGAAATAGACAGTTTATACCAGCTTGAAAGATTAAAGGTTACATACTACGGCAAGATTACTTCCAACACAGCACTAACATTAGGTATCACAGGACTAGCTTTTTCTACTATATATTTTGCAATACTATAGATATGGATTTTCAACCCAGAGATTTAGTTACAATAATTGGTGGTGCTGTATCACTTACAGGTTTGTACTATGCATTGAAAAGGGATGTGGTGAAAGTTTCTGCATCACTGAAGACAGTTGAATCTTACCACAAAAGAGAAGTAACAATGCTTGCCGAATCAATTAAGGATACTAAAGAAGAATTCAATAATAAGTTGAACATCATGAAAGACGAACAGAACAAAGCCATTGATAAACTGGAAGCTAAGATTGATGTGATTGCATCGCAAAACATGACAATTAGCACCAATCTTGCGGAGCTTGCCGGGTATATTAGGGGTACTAAATAACGCCTATGCAAACATTAGATCGTGAAAAGCTACATCGTGAATTACACGATGGAACAGGAGCATTAATCCCACGCATTCGTGAACTAATTAAAAAGTATAGTCTTAATACTACCGTCAATTCACTAGACAAAAGTTATCGTAGATGGGTAGATGCCTTAGATTCTAACAAGGCAAAGCCAGTTAGCCAACTTAAAAAGTTAGACAATCATTTAGGTGACTTCACCAATATGATAAATGAGTTAGTTCCTGAAGAAGCTAACCCACTTGACTTGCCACCGTCACAGGAATCAAACTACAAACCTTACAAGTTACCGATAAACCACAATAACATACTTATAATCGGTGATATTCATGTGCCTTATCACAATATACAGGCATTAACGCTGGCATTGAAGTATGGACTTGACAATGATGTGAACACGATTCTGCTCAATGGTGACATAATCGACTTCTATGCTATTAG